AATTTATTGAACTTTCCACGTTTCTTTAAACCCATTTTAAGTGCCAATGGTTTAGAACGTTCAGTATAACACATTCCATTCAAATGGTCAAGCATTTATTTAAATGTATAAATAGGTGTGTGTCACGGAGCAGGAACTCCTACACACTCTAACACTTTTAGGGAGTATCAGCATTGAAACCAACATATCTATATATCAAACAACATTCTAAAACCGGAATCAAATATTTCGGAAAAACTACTAGTAGATATCCAAAGTCATATTTTGGAAGTGGAAAATACTGGAAACTCCACATCAATAAACACGGCAAAGAACACGTAGAAACTTTATGGTTCCAACTTTTTACCGATGAAACAGAACTTGTAGAATATTCTAAAAAGTTTTCCGAAGAAAATAACATAGTTTCTTCCGGTGAGTGGGCAAACCTAAAAACAGAAAACGGTCTTGATGGTGGTTGTAACTCTATATCAAACACCACCGCCAAGAAAATAAGTTCATCTATGAAAGGTAAAAACTCCGGTTCCAAAAATGGTATGTTTGGAAAACGAAACCCACCAGAAAGTTATAACAAAGGTTGGGAAACTCGTAGAAAGAACCAAACCTAAGTATAATATTTCTGTCAAGGTGATATTTTTAATAAGTTCTCCTTGTGTTTCTGTGCCTTGTTGTATCTATCAACCAATGTGTGAAACTTCTTTCTTTTGTTTAAACCATACTTCAATGCCAGTGGTTTTGCCTTAGATAGATAGGTTATTCCATTGAGATGGTCCATTTCGTGTTGAAAAACATGTGCAGAAAGACCAGAAAAGACACCTGTTCTAACTTGACCATTATAATCTTGATATTCAACTTCTACAGTTTCCGGTCTTTCAATTTTCAATCCCAACATAGGGAATGACAAGCACCCCTCTACAATAAGGGATTTTTTATCAGATGATTTAAGAATTTTTGGATTAAAGAATGCTACATATTCTGCATCAGAACCCATTATAAATACTCTATATCGTAAACCAACTTGATTAGCAGACAATCCAAACCCATTTCTACCCTTGCAGTTTTCAACCAACTCAGATGCCAATTCAGTTGGGTCTGTTGGGGGATTCGTGAAATCAAATACAGGCATAATTTCTTTTAAAATTGAGTCTGTTTCAGGAACCAATTCAAGAAGAGTATATTCTTGAATCGCCGATTGTGATCCATATACTACCTGATCCGTTGTATCGATTTTAATTACATCACTCATTATGCTATCCTACTAAATATTTTTCAAAAAGTTCTTTCTTCTTTTCATATATACCCAAACCATTATTACAAGGGACACACAATATACCTCTATATTCTCCGGTTTGATGATCATGATCAACCTGTGGATTTGTTAGAGTTTTTTTACAGATTTTACATTCATTGTTTTGTTTTTCCAATTCTTGTAAAAATCTATCATATGTCATATTAACAATCCCTCTTTTCATCCACTGTTTTTCAGAAAAGTTTGTTCTATTCTTTTCCCTATATTCCGCAGCCTTAACGGGATCGTATTTTTCTTTCCAATAATTTGGATTTTCTTTTAAATTTTGATTAATCTTATGTCTGGAAAGTTCTTTTATTCGTTCTTTATTTTTTTGTTTATAGAGCCTCATATAATCTGGGTTGGATCTTGGAGGCAAGTCACCATATATTTCTCGTTTTTTTCTCTCCATTTTTTACTCCAAAAAGTTTCTTACTTTTTATTATAAAAAATACTAAGGTAACTTTTTGGAGTTTTCTATTCCACTAAAATTGCCAACTTTAGTAAATTTAATAACAGACCTAAACTTATCAAACAGTTGGTCACCCTTATGAGAAATAACAAATACATTGGTATCATGTCCCATTTCATGAATCAATTTTAGAAACTCTTCAGTTCCTACAGTATCCAAACTACTATCAAATACCTCATCAAGAATTAACAAGTTTGTATTAGTTGAATTTTTGAGTTTGGCAATTTGGCGCCAAGTGAAAAGTAATGCCAAGTCAATACGCATTTTCTCACCTTCTGAGAAGTTTGCATATGAGAAGTCATCTCTGTATCGTGATTTAATAGTTTCTTCAAAGTTTTCATTGATATTAAAGTTCACAAAGAAGTCCATCGCAGACAAATACTTATTCACCAGTTTGTTCATGATAGGCAAATATTGCTTGATGATTCTGGTTTTAATACCAGTATCCTTTAACAAATTTGCAGCATAATCATAATAATGCTTTTCAATAGAAAGTTCTTCTTGTTGTTTTTCAAGACCAACTAACTGGTCATTCAATTCTTTTAGATGAGAATTGTCACCAATAATGTTTTCCTTACGATCAAGAAGTTTTTCAATTTCTCTATTCTGCTTATCTATATAGTCATTGATTGCACGAATGGTTGCATTGTGTTCAGAAACTTTATTAAGATGATTAGCAATATCCTTATTGATTTCTACAATAGTGCTAATCTTGTCGTTGTTCTTTTCTAGTTCTTCTGCAAGTTTTAATAACCCCGTCTGAATTTCATTCTTTTTTTCGTCCTTAACTTTGATCTTATTTTCTCTGAACGAGTCTTCAATCGTTTGGGAACATGTAGGGCAAGTATCATTTTCCAAAAAGAACTGAATATCCTTCTCAATTTTGGATATAGAACTCTCCATCTTGGACTCAATTTGCAATAACTTCTTACTCTTTGTGCGAACTTCATTTTCTGTTTGCACTTTAGACGTAAGCGTCTGAACATGCTTTTGCACAAGAGCAATGTCGTTCTGGAGTTTATCCGCTTGTTGCCTACTTTTCTCAATCTCAATTTTCTTGTTCTGTATCTCTTCTTCATTGTGTGCCTTATTATCTTCAAGGTTTTTCTTCTGAAGTGTAATTTTTTCTTCAGTCAAATCAATGTCATACTTGATACTTCTTGCAGTATCTTTTAGATTAGTCATCTTATCTTTTACAAGAGTATTCATAGAAGAAAAGATACGAATGTCCAATAGATCTTCAATGATTGCTCTTCTATCAGCAGCCGGTAACTGCATAAAAGGCACAAACGATGCTGAACCCAAGATAACAATCTGAGTAAATGACTTGTAGTTTAACTTTAATATAACTCTTTCAAGATATTCCTGATAATCACGCGACTTTGCATCCTGATTAATAAGAACATCATCACAAAAGATTTCAAAGACATTTGGTTTGAGTCCACGAACTACTTTGTACTTCTTTGAACCAATGTCAAAGAAGATTTCAACTACTGCATTGTTCTGATTAATAGAGTTGAGTAGTTGTGGTTTGTTGATCTTACGGAATGGTTTACCAAACAAACCAAAACACAAAGCATCAAGCATAGTAGATTTACCGGCACCATTAGACCCAATAACAAGAGTGTCAGAGTGCCTATCAAGTTGGATATCGGTAAAGGTGTTGCCAGTACTCAAAAAATTACGCCACCTAACATTCCTAAAATTAATCATAATTTATTCAATAGTATTAATTGCTTCCAGATACAATTCACGAAGAATGTTCTTCATGCGTGTCTTGTCTAGATCATCTTGTAAGTTGTCAACAGTTTTGTTTATAATAGTCAGAGTGTCTTCTGCTTGATCTATTATATCATCATCTAGTCCTTCTGTCAAATCAGTGAAATCTTCAACAATAGTGACTTGTAAAGGATTGACATTATAAAGATCACCCATGAACTTATCAAACATGTAAGGGTTTGATTTATTTACAACTACAACCTTTACGTGTTTATTCGCATATTGTGTGAATTCTTGGTTGTTTGTTATAGTATCGTCATACACGATACGATGGAACATTACATTAGGATTTTCACAAAAAGATAAAGTTTCACTATCAAGCTCAAATGTATGAAACCCACGAGGGTCATTATAATCACTCCAAGTAAGTTCATAGGGGTTTCCCAAATAGTATATTCCATCACTAGATGACCTATGATGGTAGTGACCGCTAAAAGTAAAACTAAACTTTCTAAATAATCCACGAGACATACCCTCTTCTGATGGCAGTCCCCGATACATAGAAAACCCTTCAATTTCAAAGTGACCACAACAATATTCTGCCGTTGTGTTATTTATCTCATCCAAACATTCTTGATAGTTATCAGCACAGACCCAAGGGATCATACAAATATTTTTACTAGGATCTCTTCTGTCAATATTGATTGTTTTGGGTTTATCAATCACCTCAATATTATCATATTCCCTCAGTAACAAATCTACTGAATTGACCTCGTTTGTATTTTTGTAATATGTATCATGATTTCCAGCCAACATATAAACACTAATATTACGATTATAAAGTTCATCAAAGAACATTTGTTTGGTTCTTTGTAAAGTGCTGAAGTTTATATATTTTCTTCTATCAAATGTGTCACCAAGAATCAGAACTGTCTTGATGTTTTCTTCTTCTAGTTTTGGAAAGAATGTTTCTTTATAAAACTTCTCATAATAATCAAGAAACTGTTGACTATCGTTTCTCGCCCCAAAGTGTTGATCTGTTATCAGTGCTACTTTCATTTACACTTCCCCATACTCGTGGAGAACAACCACCACCATCAACAAGTTTATATTTTTCACAAATATCATTATTTACTCCACGTTTTCTTTGTTCTGCTTCCCATGTTCTAGTTCTTAACTGGGAACTACTATATGGATGTTCTCTTTTATGATAGAACAACTCTATACCATTATCAATACACCATTGCTTTCCAGTGAAATCTTTGATACGATACTCATCACCCAAAAACCTAACATCCATTGTTGTGGTTTGAATGAGATGTAACAAATCTTCTTCTGTTTCATAGACAAGCACCTCATCTACATATTTACATGCGGATACTTGAACAAACCTTTCATATATGCTTTGGATTGGTTTGTTCTTACTATCAGGTCTATCAATAGTTGGATCTGTTTGTAAAGCGATTATAAGATAGTCACATTGTTCCTTTTCCATCTTTAACATTGTCACATGTCCGGCATGGAATAAATCAAAGGTACTACAATTAAATCCGATTCTCATTATATCATTCCTCAAAGAAATTGTCAAGACCTTTCGTCTTAGGGATTAACTTTTTGTTTTTCTTATTCTCTTCAAAGTTCTCAATGAACTCTGAGATGTTATCATACAACTCAAACTGTCTGGTGTTATTGGACATTTCATCCAATTCTTGAAGTTCATGTTCATCCAGAATAGCCATCTGTTCGGTTGCTTTACATTTGACATACATCTGTTTCTTTTCTTTCTGTATGCGTCTTAGGAAAGCAAAGTAGATAACTTGTGTGAAATATGCGAAAGGGTTCTTACTTTTATCAGCATCAAAGTTCTCAAAATACATCAGACAGTTCTCTACACCATCTGCAATCATCTCATCTCTATACGTATAGTTTATAAAATTAGGTCTGTGGGACAGACCCTCCGCAATCTTGAGGAAGCATTCGCCTATGTAATTTGGTATACGTGGGGGTGGTGTGTTTGTTTCTTCTGACAGTTTCTTTGCTGATTTGAATGCTTCTAATGCTGTAAGGAAGTCACCATTGTTAACATATTCACGCTTTTTCTTTTCTTTTTCACTCATTTCACTTTATCCTAAAAAAATACTTGACAAATTACAAATTATATGATATAATTCTTTTCTGTTACCCACCGAGGGAATATATATAATATATTAATGGAGAATTACACCTTGTGATTCTTCTAATGCAGTCATTACATCATCCATATTCTCTCCTTCTTCTTCCATCTCTTTCATTCTTGATTTCATAACAAGAAGATCATTCACTTTCTTCATTGTATTAGTATAATAATCAGATATCTTTCTATTAGCATCAAACACAGAGATTATGTTACGAGGGTTTATTCTTGATGTGTTATCACTTATTAGTTCTATTGGTAACCAATGGTCCATTAAAATGCTAATAGTACCAGATTTATTTTGTCTTATTGCAATAGACATTGGTTCATGGAACCAGGTACCAGACGCATCTTCTATTAACCTACAAATAACATCTTCACCAGTAATCATTCTGACTATCTTCACATCTATCATTTTTTAAGTCCTATCTTATAGATCTTATAAGAATGTTTTTCTTCCGTGTAGAACTTGGTTCTTTCTAAAAAATGTTTAAGAGTATGATTCATATTTTTACCATATCTCATATCATCTGCAATATCATAAAGAACCGCCTCATCTTTATTGTCACTTTTTCTAAGTCCTCTTCCTATACTTTGTAGGACTTTTGTTTTGGATTTATATGGAGAAGCAAATATAATATTATGTAGGTTTCTTATATTAATACCTGTAGAAT